CATATTCAAATCCTTCTACTCTTTTTTTTGCCATTTCAACCCTTTGTTTTAGTTTATATTCAAATTTCGCCTTTCAACACATAACACTCGTTAAAATCAACTCTGCTGAATCTTAGCTTTGTACGTTAGCCGGTAAAAGAGGTCTAAGAACTGGCGCTTGGTTTTGCGCCAATGCTGGTATCTGATGTCGGCAGAAACTATCGGCTCCTGTCCCTTCAATACCATGCGTTCGCGAATGAGTGCAGCAGCATCTACTTCCTTCACTCGTGGATCTAAGATTTCCGGCACGCCGAACTTCTTTGCGATTTCGCTCCACAAGCGACCTTCAATCAATTGATAGTTCAGGCACTGCTTCTTAATTGGTGATGCCAAATCTTGCATATATGCTTCCGTAGCATCGTGCAGTAAGGCTTGCAAACCCAACTCTTTGCCGTACACATTGCGGTAGCACCATATAGAATGTTGCCCAACGGTGTATGGGAATCGGGTGTGCCCGGTCCAACGTGGAATCATGCTTAAGGCGTGGGCAATGTCTTCGATATGAATACACTCAGGATTTGGATACATGATGTCCAACACATTACGGCTCGGATAGGTATCTACTTTGGCGCTTGGCATGTTAGTTCTCCAATTGTGGTGAAACATCGACAGTGATTCTGTTTGTGTGCTCAGAAACATGGAATACCAAGCTGTTGAGTGCTTTATTGGCTTTCTCCGCTAAGTTTACCTTATTGCCAAAGTTGTGAATTACATACGCCTTACCATCACTGTACTTGGCAATCACTATGTTTTGATGCGTGCTTTTATCTAGCGATTTGTTGGTTAGTACCAGTTTTTGCGTGGTAAAGAAAAGCACTTGCTCCAGGTCTAATTCTGCAATCGGTTCAATGGATTTGATAATCATATTGCTTCCTTTTTTGGATTAGATTCTTCAATTCTGATTAAGGTGATGTACACTTGATACTCTCGGTTCTCTTCGGTTCGCCCGAAAATATCAAACCATTTATTAGGCAATCTGTTTTTAGCCAGGCGTTTAATCTGCTGGGTATCAAAGCGGTTATTGCCTACAAAGCCCATTACTTCGTTAAGGTCTAGTTCATCCATTTCGGTAAGCACTTCGTCAAACTTCGATTTTTGTCGCGCTCGCCCTACGTGGGTTGGTAACTTGTCTAGCTTAAATGGCTCGGGTCTCATTACACTGCCTTTTTATTGGTAGACTTCTTAATTCTATCGCTGGCGTTCATCGTTTTGAGATGGTCGATGATTAGGAGTGCTTCGCGACTGTAAGGCGGTTGGAACTTAAAGGTGCATACTTCGGGCAAGTAGGTCTGCATGACGGCATGTTTGTCCGACTCGGCTTGATCAATATGTTGTTGTGGGATTTTCATCTAAGATAATGTTGAATTCTAAATTTTGAATTAATTGAGGATTTCACCTGTTGCTTCGTCTACGGTTTCGCCGTGCATGTCTTTGACGGGGCGGGTTTCGGTGGCGCCTGCAAAGGCTTCGTAATTGTTGTTGTACAAGCTTTGGCGGCCTCCATCAATAGTGCGATGTAGATTCACAATGTGGTGGCGTAGATCTTCGGGGCAATCGTCCATCATCTTAATCTTGGTGATGAACTTGTTTGCCACATGTTGCGCCTCGAAAGCGTAGCCAAGCATATTCTCTAAACCTTCTACGGTTGCCGCCTTATTGCCGTGCATCATATCCATGCGTTCAGCGTACTCGGCTTTTTCTTGTAAATCACTTACTAGCTTTTTCTGCTGCTTAAGTTCAGCTTCTAGTTCACTCTTAGCATCCAGCAGCTTGGCATTGCGATCTTTGTAGCCGTCAATTTCACCCTTTAACAACTTACTGATCTCGTTTCGAGTTCGCATCTGAATATCTTCCAGGGCTACTTCACGTCCATCGCCGAATTTCACCACGCCTGTATTAAGCACCTCAGCGAAATCGGCGTCTTCGATTCGGGCTACTTCGTACCACTTAGATAAGCCAATACTGTTTAAGGCGGTTAAATTTGCTTGTTGTTCTTCATTTAAGTGGGACGCTGGTGTCTCACCATGTAACACCGGTGTTACATTGCTATGTAAACCCAGGTTTACATTCGGAATTAAATCCTCAAACCTATCAGCCACTTTTAACTTTTTGTGAGCTGCTTGCCTAGAAATACCTAGCTCCACTTGATAGAACTCTTCACGAGTACTGTAGCCTAGATCTAGATGATGCTCACCATCTAAGAACTTCTTAAGGAGAATAGCTTGGGCAAGGTCTGCCATTTTCATGAGGCTGTACAGCGAATGCGCACTGGCTTGCTGTTGTGGTGTACGTTGCACTATTTCGCCACGTTCGGCGTCGTACACTTCGCGTACTTGGAATGAGGGTGCGGCCGTGGTCTGGTTGCCCGGAACCGCCACTGCGCCGCCATTTTGTGTGCTTTCGCAAGAATCATCCGTAGATGATGTTGTGACCTCATTTTCTTGATCGGAATTTTGAATTCTGAATTCTGAATTTTGAATTTCTTCAGCCATTACACTGCTTCCTTGTTTGATTTTTCGTTTAGTATTTTTCGGATGTACTCGTGCGATAAGCAGAAGTAGAAGGCGATTTTTCGCAAGCTCCACTCAAACGAAACTTGGTGAAATCGCCATGCGGTCCATTCCATATCTGTGCCCATAAAGGGGTTTTCGGTGTAGCCAACAGGCTCAATTTCTAAGGCTCTGCGAACGGTGCGTTCGCTGCATTCTAGGCGCTTGGCAATAAGTGCATTACCCATGCCTACCGATTTCGCCATTACTATGCGGTTGTGGAGATTAGTCGGCATTAGGCGACCTCTTCATTGCATGTAATACCTTAACGGTAGCCTCATTTTTTTCTGCACCCATCATCAACTCCCAGTGGCTGTTAATTCTTGAGCAAGTTGATCGCTCACTTCTATTTTCTGCCTATTTAAGATTTCGTCACGATATGAGACAGCCTCTTTTATAATCGCTGAGATTTTAGGAGTGATTGGGTAATCTTCTTTAAAAGCACGACCAATAGTACGGACCGTAACTTTTATATCCTTTTTATCGAGTCTTGATTGTATTTGTTTGTGCGCACCCAGTGGCAAAAGGGTGTTCAATGCCACTCTATTGATGGTGCTTATGGAAATTTGTTTTCGCATCAATTGTCTGTATTATGTTGGTTGTGTGTCTGAACTCTGTCATAATATAATCACAATTTGTCATAATGCCAAAAGAATTATCGAATAATTCAATAAAAATATTCAGGTTTTTTACGCCATACTTAGTGGCGTAGCAATACTAGGTTCGATCATTGCAGTATCAACATATTGACATAATCCACCGTATCACCTAACTTAACAAGGTGAAATCTTCAGCAAGTGCATCCTCCGAACAATCTGATCTATTCCCTAGTGAGTTCCAACTCGGACCTATTACTTCTATCTTGAGAGAAGAATTGAGTCCGGCTGGGTTCGCAGCTATTAAGAATCTCGGCAAGCATGTGGAGTATCTAATGCGCGAACAGCAACGCAAAGACGAGATTAGAACCGAATACTTCACCCTTCGCGAATCGCTTGGCTCGGCAAAAGAAGCACAACGGCACATCATGGATACCTACGAGCTAGAATACGATCTGTTTGATAAGATCATCTACCCAAGAATCGGGAATTGACACACCCCTACATCCCCTCTCAAGCGGGGACGTAAACGCCACCTTCGTACACCTGTTGTACGTAATAGGTCTAAGCGCGGCACTGTATATTAGGATTGGTGTATCTCGACAAGCTCGATAACCGAATCTCGATAAGCTCTACCATCATGCCGAAAACAGGAAACAAAGCGTACTTATTAGAACCGCAAGCCTTTGAGCTGTACAGAACAGGTATGACTTTGACCGAGATTGCCAAAACCGTAGGCGTTTCTTTACAAACCATATCGGGTAAAAAGGGCTGGAAGGTAAAGTACAATTGGGATCAGAAGATTGAGAAGTATGAGACCTCGAGCCGTTCCAGTGTAGAGATTATCAAGCGGATTATAAAAGACAAGCTAGACGAAGTTAAGAATACGCCCGTGAAGGAATTGCCCAAAGGCTTCGAAGATGGGCTGTTTAAGTTGCAATTGATGGCAGAAAAGATGGATGTGAATTTTGATCGCCTTGCCTTTACCCTCGAAATTATGAAGGATTACAACGAGTTTCTTACGTACCATCATCCTGAACTTGCTGGGCATTTCCACGAATTGTTACCTGAATTTTTAAATGCCCAAAGCAAGAAGTATGGCTAAGCGACTGATATCCAAAAAAGACTATCTCAAGCGTTCAGAGGAACTACTTCAACTCATCCAACAGGATGTGAAGCCGTTTATGGATGTGAGTGTTGCTGGTATAGCTGAGCGTAGGCACCGAGCAGAAACCGATCTAGAATATCTCTGCCAAACGTATTTACCGCATCATTTTAGTGGAGTATTTGAAAGCGGACACAAAAAAATTATTCAAGCAACCACGGTTTGGAATAAAGTAATCCAAGCTCGTGGATTTCGCGGTTTGGGTAAAACTACCATCATTGGCGTGGGATATGCTTTGCAAGCCATTCTGTTCAAGCGCACCCGATACCTTCCATTCATATCCGATACGGACGATCAAGCAGAAATGCAGATCCTTACCATTAAGATGGAACTGGAAAAGAATCCACGAATTATTGCCGATTTTGGTGAACAGCGTGGTTTGGAATGGAGCGAAAACGCCTTTGTTACTAAAGACGGTGTGAAGGTTGAAGCAAGTTCCTGGCGTAGTTTTAAACGTGGCAGAAAGTACATGCAATATCGTGCCAAGATTATTGTGTGCGATGATCTGGAGAGTTTGGAATCTGCTAAAACCAAAAAGAATGTAGATAAGCGTGAAGATGCTCTCCTTGGTGATATCCTGAATGCCCTCGATTTGAAAGCCGAATGGCAGCTGTTTGTGGTTACCAACAAATTAAGCCGTGATGATGTTGATGATCGATTGTCAAAGAATAAATCAGTGCATACGGTTTCTGTTGTTGCCGAGCAAGAAAATGAGCGTGCTACTCACCCAAAGAGTTTTCCAAAGAAGGTCTTAAATCATATTAAAGACACTATTGGATCGGTTAAGTACGCCCGTGAATATCTGCTGAAAATTATAAGCAGTGAGCAAGATGATTTTCAAGAAGAATGGTTTGTGATGCTGGATAAGCCCGCACTAAACTACAAATACATAGTGCAAGCGAATGATCCATCAGTAGGCTCTACCGAAGGTCATGATACCAAGGCTTGGTTAATTATGGGATTGACTGAAGACGGCAAGCATGTGGATGTAATGCACGCTTGGATTCGGCATACCACCATCAACAGCATGTGTAAAACGGCGTTTGATTTGCATAAGGTTTGGAATCCACACAAGGTTGCCTTCGAAAGTAACGGCTTCCAGGTGCTCTTGAAAGACAAGCTCGAAACGATTGCCCAGGAGAATGGCCACGGTTTTGGATTAATGAGTTCGTTGCAACTCATTCAAAATAACACCGTAAAGAATACGCGGATAATGAGATTGCAGAGTGGTATTGAAAATGGATTCTATCGTTTTGTGAAAGGCTCGGATATGAGGCGCTTAATCAATCAATTCTTAGATTTTGACAGTTCCACCACATCCAACACCGATGATGGACCTGATGCGATGGAGATGGGCAACCGTGCCCTACGAAAATTAAACGGCGAAATTGAAACTGTAAATGCAGAGGTATATTACTGATGAGCACCGACCCCGAAGACCGACAAAAATATGCCTACGCCGAAGTAATCACCGGCGATGAAAGTGAAAGCTGGATGTTGCCATTGCTAGAAAAGAGTGGGATTGCGAAAAGCTCGAAGACATCCATCAAAAAGAATTCCTATGCCATTATAGATGAGCCTGTCGGCACTCGGGATTGGATTGAGCCGAAACTCGCGTTCAACGATCTGCTCAGTTGGTTGGAAATGAGTATTTGGCACAAGCGATGCGTATTTGCAAAAGCCGCCGTTACGGTTGGCCTTGGTTGGCGCTTGGTTACTAAAGAGGAAGACAAGGCGCCCGACGAAGCTCATGCGAAATTGATGGAGTTCTTGAGTCAGCCGAACGAAAACAAGCTAGATAGTTTTTCCTTAATCGCCTTCAAAAGCTTGGTAGATTATGAAGCGACAGGGAACTTCGTGAATGAATTAAGTAGCGCAATGGGTGGCGAGCTTGGCAGATTGTATCACCAACGAATGGCGAATTTTCGTGTGGCTAAGAAACGGAATGACGGCTATTACCAAGTTCCCATTAAGGGGTATACATTGCGACAGGTGCATTTTACGCGCTGGGGAGTGGTTGAGCCTGGCAAGAATCAGATCCTCCATTATTACCAGTACGATCCAAGCAGTGATTATTACGGTAGCCCAATTTGGGTGCCCGCACTGGCTGATATGGTTCTAGATCGTTCGGCGGTGGAATTCAACATCAATCTATTTCGGAATCAATTAGTGGCGAAGTTCGCCGTGATTGTGGAGGGTGGGAAATTAAGTGCTGGCGCAAAGCAAAGCCTTCGGGAGTTCCTAGCCTCGCAAGCTACCGGCACCAAAAATGCAGGGCGAACACTGATATTTGATACGGATGATCCTAATGTGAAGGTGAAGATTGAGAAGCTGGAAATGGATTTCGGCGACAAAAACGGCTTCATGGGCAAGACTCGGGAAACATCACGAGATATGATTGTGAGTGCGCATGGCGTACCACCTCGCATTGTCGGCATTGTTACTGCAGGTCAGCTAGGCGGTGGCGGTGAGGCTGATTCTCAGTTGAGGATCTTCGAAGAAATTGATCGCGCTCCCGAACGTAATCGTATTGAAGAGTTCTACAATCGCACGATTATTCAAGATGCACGATTCGGTGAACACAAATGGAACCTGGAGTTCAATGCTATTGATACGACGAACCGCAAGATGGATGCCGAGATTGAGAACATCTTGAAGCAAGCTGGCATTAAGCTCCCTGAAGAGAGTCGGCAAGATCTTGGGCTGCCATCATTGGATGAGGAAGGTATGCAACGCCTGGGCGCAAGCTCGGGATTGGAGCAAAACGTGAATGAGCTGGTGAGCCTCAGAAAACGTTTAGAAGGTCTAGATGAATAAAATAGGCACTCGAATACGTTGGACTTGTTAGAAATCGAAATGAACGGGAAATGAACGAAGTGCCACGGCCTAGTCGTCGTGGAATTATGAATTATGAATTTTAAATTTTGAATTTCCCAAAAAACAAATACTATCTCGTCACCAAAGGGCTTATTGAAGCGCGGAAGATATATGCGATAATCCGAAAGGATGAATATGATAAGATTGCGGCGGAGCTACAGGATCTCTTGGTTCGCAGTTGGAATGAGGCGACAACCGAAGCGATTCGCGATGTAATTCGGGCAACCAACAATAGATTGGCGTTCACCAACGAGATGCTGGACGAGATGATTGCCGCACTTAAGCCCAAGCTCGGCGCTGCCTTTGCTGGGAATGTGGCAAATACCATGCTCGAGATTCAAGCGAGTACGTACTCCCTAGGAATGAAAGACATTCTAGGAATCTCGCCGTCGTTGAACTTGGTAGACAATAAGGCACTGGAAGCTCTTGCACGTTACGCCAACTATCCCGTAATGCATCACTTCGATGCTCAGCTCGAAGGCAAGATTCGCGAATTTGGCTCCAAAATTATAAGCGAAGGCTTAAACCGTGAGGAAGCCGGAAAGCTCTTTGAGGATGAATTTGCAAAAAAATACGACCTTCAATCCTTCCGATACTGGCAAGGCTATGCGAATCATGTTGTCACTGATACCAGGGAATCGGGTAGAATTAGTGCCTACGAGCAAGCCGAAGTGGAGTATGCAGAAGTGCGAGCCATTCTAGATCACCGAACTACGGAGATCTGCCGACACATGCACGGACGCAGAATTTTGGTGTCTGAACTTAGAAGAGTTGAAGATATCAAGTTGGCCAATCCAGATCCCTCAAAAATAAAAGACATTATGCCATGGGCGAGCGCCAAATCGGTAAGTGAGAGCAAAACTACCAAACTCCCTGATGGAGCCCTAAAACCACCGTACCATTTCAACTGCAGAACACGAACGGTAATGGCGCGAGAAGTAAGCGAACGCAATCAAGTTTCTGGCACTTCAATGGGCAAAGGTGTTGGAGCCGATGATAAGAAAAAGCTGAATAGTCTTACCGATGAGGAATACAGCAATTGGATGCAGACCATTCGTGGCAAGCGCAAGTTCGGCTTTGCGCCCGATCAGATTGAAGAGCAGCTGAAAGAATATGCCAGCAGCTTGGGCTTGAAAACCGCCGACAAAGACGCCTACCTCAAAGCCGGGCAAGGTATCGTTCGAAATGCTACGGGCGTAATTGCCAAGGTGAACAATACTGCAGACGGCAAACGACAGTTCAACTTTCATTTCTTTTCGGCTGCCGGCGTTGCCGTAGTGGGTGATGATCTGCTCTTCCACTCCATTAAAGGATTAGAAGATTCCGCCAAGAGCTTCGCCGGGAGTCTCAGTAATGGCTTGAAGCTCGGTGGTAGCTGGGATGAGTAGCATAACGTGCCGGGCTATGTTCAGTTGATTTTAGCGAGCGTTATGTACGGTTTGGCTATGCAGCGTTGAGGAACGAAACGATTTATAGGTTGTGTTATATACTGGCACGACTTTAACAACTAAAAATTAATAAAATGGTACATTCTAAATTTATAATTGAAGGCGAAAACTTGATAATGGCTAAATGCACTTTTCATAAACAACTAGCAACTGACAAAGAAAAAGTAAAAGGCGGTGGATGGTTTAGATTCGATGATAACAAGAAAGCCTTTATACTTGGTGGATCTTCTCATGACTTTGGTTATGCTGAGATGAACGATATTAAAAAGTGCATTGAAGATGGTAATGTTTACGGAAATAGCAGAATGAGTAGGAAGATGGACAATTATAAATTTTTCTATGACACACCATCTGAATTGATAGCACTAAACTAAGTTCTTGTATATACTCGGATGATGCTATTAAAATTTTAGAAGATGCAGGATTAAAATTAAATACTGATTTTGTGACAGGAAATGATTCTCCAAGAGGTGGGAAAACAGGGAACTTTGTTGAATTAACCTCTAAAGGAAAAACAAAAGCAATCAAATAATGGATAATAAACAATCATCAGAAATCCGTCAGGATTTAATTCTGACCTATTTAAAAAACAGAATGAAAGAAAAAAAAGTTACTCAAAATAAACTTGCTGAAATACTGCAAGTAAGTGTAATTACTTTAATAAGATACTTTAAAAAAGAAACACAAATGCCTTTAGGTGTGTATTTAGAAATATGTGTTGCTTTGGAATTAAGACCTTATTTAATACCAACTGAAAGCGATAATACTGAAATGCAACGAATGTTTTTAAATTAGTTTTTTTAGCGCATGAGTGGTCGCCTTTTTTTTATTTTATTGTAGATAACGGAAATAATATGAGCCGTTTTTTCTATGGCTTATATTTGGTGTTAGGCATCTGTATTTTTTAATTTTTTAGGGAGGGATTTTTTAATTTAATTATATGAGCGAAATAAACTTTTACAATATAGACAACATCGAGTTTATGAAAACTAAACCTGATAACTTTTACGACCTTGCAATAGTAGATCCGCCTTATGGATATGGGAATAAAGAAACGGCAATACTTAATTTTAGAATGGAGGCGCAAGAAAAGGATTGGAATATTGCACCAACTGAGGAATATTTTAAAGAACTGTTTAGGGTTTCTAAAAACCAAATTATTTGGGGCGGAAACTACTTCCCGTTTATTTGGGGGTTTGGTGGTAGATGCTTCATTTATTGGCATAAAGGAAACCCAGTGCCAAATTTTGCAGATGGTGAACTTGCCTGGACATCTTTTGATAAGAATGCCATACAAATAGATTATCGATATTATGGTAATCTGCAAGGCAAAACAAGCGCCACTAAAAAACTACACCCAACACAAAAGCCAATATACTTATACAGAAAAATACTAACCGAATTTGCGGAAAAGGGATTTAAAATATTAGACACGCACGGAGGAAGCCACACACACGCAATTGCAGCCGATATGGAGGGATTTGATTTAGATATTTGCGAAATAGAAAAGGAGTATTTTAATAATGGTAAAAAGGCTTTTAATGAATACAGAAGCCAACCTAAATTGTTTTGAAAAAACAAAAGAGCGGTGGATTTTTATTTTTTATTGTGCATAACACCAAGCTAACGTGGGTTACTATCCATGTTAGCAACTGTTACATGGTGAGATACCAGCGTCCCACCATGTAACACCGGTGTTATGCCAGGCGGAATTTATAGCTATTCTTTTTTAGCTCAGATTTTTGTAAAATTGACGAAGAAATTATGAATTCTAAATTTTTAATTTTGAATTAGGATCTTGTCTTTAATTCAAAATCCATTCCGTACACCTCTTGTACGTTTTATACCATTCCCACCCTTTTTATTTTGCCGTCAGATACTAATCTAATTCTGATCGGATGCCCCAGGCCAAACCAAAACGCCGTCTCAAAAATCTAACCGTTGAGTTCATCTCCCTGGTAGATGCCGGTGCGAATAAGCGCGAAGTCATTTACAAAAATGCTGATGCTAATTCACTCGAAAATAACGTTGCTAAGACCATCGAAATTCGCAAAGTAGATGATGAGCAAGGTCTTGTGTATGGTATTGTATATGCTCCCGATGAATCTGATGCTCACGATGACACGATGCTTGCCGCCGATATTAAGAAAGCCGCGCATGAATTTCTTGCTGCCGGCAAAACCAATCGCGTAGATAAGCAGCACGATCAAAATCCCGATAAAGGCTATGTTGTAGAAAGCTACATTATTGGCAAAGCGGACGCCAATTTCCCCTCTGATCCAATTGGCTCCTGGGCGGTAGTGATTAAAGTAACCGACGAAGCCACCAAAAAAGAACTTAAAGATGGCGAGATCAAAGGTATAAGTATGGAAGGTTTTGCTGAAGTCGAAAATCTAGAAGACGAAACCCCTGTAGAAAAAGCGGAATTCATTATTTCTGAAGTGAAGAAATACATCGACGAGAAATTCCCGTCCATCAAAAAACTATTTAAAAATGGCGAAGAAATGAATACTACCAAACAGTCAGTGACCGATTTTGCAGAAATATTAAAAAGCCTAGATGGCAAGACAGAAGAGGAGTTTATTGCCATTCAGAAGAGCTTCGCCGATTCCCTGGTAGACAATCAACTTCGCCAAGCGGTGTTCGCGCTAGAATCTTCCAGCTATGAGATTATGAGATCCGATTCTATATCAGACAAAAAGGCGGCATTAGTTACCAACGCTGGTGAATTCGCAGACTATGTATCCGGGCTAACCATTTCAAAATCAAAAACCCCAAAAAATGAGGACACATCCATGTCTGAAGTAACAAAAGAAGCAACCGATGTGGAGAAATCCGAAGGTGGTGATGAAAAGAGCCCGGAACTCCAGGCTATCGAAAAATTAACGTCAACCGTAACGGAGCTTGGCAATCGCATTGAGAAGGTCGAGAAGACTGCCGGTATCAGTAAGGCTAATTCCGGACAAGATGATGGCGAGCATGTAGAGAAGAGCTACAGCGCAGACGCTCCTCTTAATATTTTCGGATAAGCGACCAACCCAACCCCCAATTTCAAAAACTACGATTATGCCTAATCTATTAACCAACGAAGAAATTCAAGCGCTTGTACAAAAAGCGGCGATTCTTACAACTACCGGTGGGCAATTGTCCCCCAAACAAGCATCCGATTTTGTAAATCTGATGACCGATCAAACAACCGTTCTGCAACAAATGCGGGTAATCTCCGATATTGAGACTAGCTACGATGTAGATGGCTTAGAATTCGGCGATCCTGTGATTCGCGCTCCTGGTGAAACGCTTACTTCAGACGGTGGCGATCCTCGCGACCCTGATATGCCTCGCCTACGATTAACACCCGTGAAATTCCAAGCCGATGTTAACCTGTCGTATGACTTCATTCGCAAGAATGTGAGCAAGGAAAATGCCGAGCAAGAAATCAACGCCGCTATTGCTAAGCGAATCGGTATGGATATCGTGAACCTCGTGTTCAACGGTGATACTTCTCTCGCAAACGATACCGCACAAAATAAAGCACTTCGTATTATTGATGGCTTGATAAAACAAGTTAAAGCGGATGCGCAAGTGAACGATTTTGTTGTGGGAGCTTCACCTACTTATGTAGGTGCAAACTCAGAATTCGGCAAGGCTCTATCAACCATTCCGAAGCAATACCGCGACAATCGTGACGCATTGATTCACTTCTGTTCGGTGGATACGATGGACGATTATGAGGATGAAATCGCAGATCGCCCAACTGCAGCTGCTGATAATGTGCTATTTGGCACTAACAAAATCAGCATGCACAAGCGTGTTAAGATTGCAGCTCCGTTTGGCTTCCCGGATAACAAAATCTTATCCAGTGTGGCTTCCAACTTTGTGGTGGGATTCGGTCGCAACATGAAGATGTACCGCCAAGAACAGCACAGAAAGCAGCAAGTAGAGCTTACTATTGTAGGTGATATCGATTGCGGATTTGTGTTTGACCGCGCGATTGCATTCGGCGAGCAGGCTTAGAAACTAAACCCCTGATAGAAAAGGTCGGTGCTCTTGTGTGGGTGCCGACCTTTACAATCATTTCGATTTAATGAACTACACTTTAACCAAATTTTAGACCCATGAAAAAATTACTTCACAACTTTTTAATGATTTTCGCGGTAATTGCCGCTTTTGCGATTCCGTTGCAGGCACAAACCTATGACAGCGCCGTTACGGTAGTAGAAGGCAGTACCTTCATCAGATATACAGGCTCAGCAGAGGTCACCACAACCGAAAGCACGTACACCCAAGCCATGTTTCTTGCGGATGCAAGTGCAAATTATGCGTTTATCGCTGCAAGTTTGCCTGATGTTACAGGCACCGAGGACGTGAATGTTCTCGTAGAATTCAGCAATGATCTATTGAACTGGACGGCAGGTGGAACTACCGTGATTGATCAACTTACCACTACAGCTAGGTATGATACTCTTAATTCCGTTGCAGGTACAGAATTCACGTATTGGAAAGGATCGGTATGGTTCAGGCTTGTTTTTGATGGTCAGACTGGTAATCCCACCAACACCGCGTCCTGGAATGTGATTTTGCCCAAGAATGCAGGCGCACCCCTAAAAGGCGCAGCAAACGCTGTTAATAGACGAACCTAGAATTTTCAATTCAAATTAATACCGGACACCATTATGCCAAAAACAGAATATACCCTAACTCGCCGAGGATCAATTACAGGTCCTATTGACGAGAAGACGAAAAAGCCTAGCTACCACTACGATCGTGGTGATGTAATTAGCGAAGAGCAGCACAAAGAGCTGATTGCTCGCCACAAAGATCAGTTTGAGCTTGGCGCTAAGGATTTGAACAAATCTAAAGATCCTAAGACAAAAGCCCAGGACCAAGTAATTGCTGAACTGATTGAACGAGTAGAAGCTCTAGAGCAAGTATTAGCAGAACCCGTAGCGAAAGAAGCAGGCGAAGAGCTTGCGCCAAAATCACCGGCTAAAAACCCTAAATAATAGTACATGTCGTCGCTAGTAACCACATCAGATCTTATGAATACCTACATTGGCATTGGCAAGAAAGCCAGTACCAAGGTGTTTTTGTATCAGCCCATTGCTGAGCGGGATCTTCGTGCGTTACTTACCGACACCTTGTACGATGCCCTTGTCACCGATCTGCCCGGAAATGGTGTGGATGCCTTGAGTGCCGCTCGCGCTGAGTGCCTCCTGGCTCTGCATCATTCGATTACCATTTTGGGTTTTCGAGTGGTTGATGATGGAGGCTTGGCCAAGCATTTTGGATTAGGTGATTATGCAGGTGAACTGCTCTCGCCGTTCCAAATTGGCACCTTGAAGAAGAATATTCATGCTCAGGCGTTGGAAGCCATTCGGCATCTGATTCCAGCCAGTGAAATTGACGGCGCTATTTTTAAGGATCAAGCGGATCTTGATGCGCAGTACCAGGGCAATGGCTTTGGATTTACGGCGGTTGGAGATCCTGATTCGGATGATATCAATTATAGAACTGGATTGGGGATACTATGAGCATCCGTAAAGAGGGACATATTGATCCAATTAAGGATGAAAAGAAAATCCGTCGCGAAGTCGAAAAAGAAATGCAACGCATGGGTTTACATGCTGAAAGAACGATACTCGACTACTTTCAAAAACACAATATTGATGATCGTGGTGATCTTGCAAAAAGTGTGTATAGCGAAGTGAAAACCACGCTTAAACGGATTCAGCTCCAATTTGGGACTAATGCCAAGCATGGCATTTTTGTGCATGATGGCACAAAGCCACATTGGGCGCCCATCAAAGCGCTCGAAAAATGGGTAGTGCGAAAGTTGGGAATGAGTTTTCCTGAAGCTGGGCAAGTAGCCCGCAAAATTCAGTTGAAAATTGCGAAAAAAGGCACGAAAGCGAAACCTTACGCCGCCGTTACTATGCGATTATTGCAACGCACGGCTCCAATGAAAATTGAAGCCGCTATTGCGAGAGGTATTCGAATTGCAAGTTAATGTAAAAGAAATATTGACAGCTGCAGCTGCTTTGGATGTGTTCGAAAAAGTATTAGATCGCCCAGTAGTAGGTAAAGATGATGTACCTGCCTTCGTGATTTTAGGTCGCTCTAAAGATTTTGAGAGCTTTGATACCGGCAATACGCAATACAATGGCGCTTGGGAATACCAGTGCCTAATTGCGGACGAAATGGACAAAGACGAAGCCGATAGCGCCACGTATGAAGGAACCGATTACACCGCTATTGAGGGATATTTTACAAGTTTCTGCACCGCTTTTTTAGGAGATGGTGCATGGAAAATTGAAGGGCTGGTTGATTTTGCACCCTATGCTATAAATGGAAGAGAATTGTTAGGCGTAGCATTTACCCTTGCCAAGCACCAAATGGATAGATTTTGATGAGTGATTCAAACAGACATATAGATCTATGGCGCATTCGCGAGACAGGTGTAAGCAATTTGGGTTATTTGCATTTGCTTGAAGGAACCAAAACTGTGCATAGCTTAGTAAGTATTGAGCCAACCGAGCTGTTCAATCTGCCCGAAATTAGTTGCATTAAGGAAGGCGAATATTCGGTGGAGCATCATGTAAGTCCAACTTTTGGCAAGTGCCTATTGGTGAAGGATGTAGAAGGTCGAAGTCATGTGTTATTTCATACTGGGAATTTCTTTGAAAATACCAAGGCGTGCATTCTTCCAGGCGTGTATTTCGGTTATGCCAATAAGGATGCACAGATCGATGCAATTGAGAGCAAAGTTGCCTTAGATAAGATATTAGCGTTTGTACCTGCAGCTGGGTGTAAACTAACCATCAAAAAAGTAGACAATTTTCAAAGCGTATTTGGGGGGCAACAATGAGTGATTCAGATAATGCCCGTATAGAAATTCTTGAGTCGCAATTAACGGCGGCCAACCAGAGCTTGCAGCGCATTGAAACCGCTCTTACGGGTGACGATGCGATGGGGCAAGCCGGTTTAGTTAACCGTGTGGGTACGCTGGAAAAAACAGCGAAATCACTTGAAAATGCACGTTGGTATGTATTAGGCGCAGTTGCCGTTATTGTGGTTTTAGCTGGATTTGGTGCCTGGGCGGTAGATACATTTTTAAAATTTAAAGGATAATATTATGAGTAAGCCACGAATTCCCATACTGAGTTTTATCGCCGATGCCATTATCGGCAAAAACAATTTTGGCAAGAAAGCCAACGAATTCCTGCCAGCTCGAAAAACCCGTGAAGCGGTTGGGTCTGTAATACAAGGAGTTGGTGATTTAGTGCCTAAAGCCCAGGCCAAAGATGCCAGTATTATACGCGATGCTGCTAAAGCCAAGCAGATTTTGGGAGACATTCCAAAAGACACTGAGCAGATTAAAAAGATGCTGAATGAATCTCCGGATCTTATTGCAGAAAAACTTTACCAGGCTAAAGATTTACTGGATGATGGTCGCCTGAATGACAGCGCCGACGGCTTAACTGCAGACACTAAATTTAAGATTCGAATTGGTACGAGCATTGCCATAATTAGTGGTGTTGCCTACCAACTTTTAGCGATGTGGTTTGATTGGCCACTACTCCCAATATTCAAATTTATAGGATTATAACCATGCCAGCACAACAAGGCGAAGAATATCGAATTATTGCACCACGGGCACCCGAAGGCGGTCGCTTACCGTATGTTAACGGTGTGCAGATCTCTATCGATCAATACACAAGCACCTTCACGGATGCAACAGGCAAGCAATTAGTTGTTACCGATTTAGTGGGCGATGTAATTAAGGCATCTGCCAATGTCGCATACCCACGAGGCACGATTAACGATTACCGCAATCTGCAATGGATTGATGAGAATCCAGATCGGTTCGAGTTGATTGTAGCTGAACCTGAACCTGAACCTGAACCTGAATCCCAACCCGAATAATTTCATTAACCCCCAAAAAAGGAACCTATTATGGCAACATATAACCCAGCCGGCCTAAAGGCTGTTCATTACAGCACCGACGGCACCGACGATTCGTGGACAGCAATTGCAGGACCTATTGCAGCAGCAGAAGGCCTTGAAGAGACTACCATCGAACAATTAATTACAAATTCTAGCTACCAATCTGGTGGCAGTATCAATCCAACCATCACCTTCATGGATCACGCCACTAAGGCAACGATGAAGGGATTTGCAGTTGGCAACTCAAGAGCTGCGAAATTCTTTGCGTTCGAATATCTCAACGGCAGACTGATGAAAACAAGTCTTGCCATCTTTCCACACGTTACCGAAGCGCCTAAATTCCAGCGGTCAGAAGGCGATTCTGGGTGGAAGCTGATGCTTAAATTGGATGATGATGCACCGATTGCCGAACTCGATTCCTTGACTGCTTAATTCTATTAAAAGCCCTTTTGGTAGCGATGCTTGAGTGTATCGCTACCTTTTTCTAACTCAAAAAAATCTACCAATATGGGAACGTATAAAAAAGATTCGTACAAAGCCGCCGCCATCTATGATCCAGCCACGGGTGACAAAGCGCAAATGAATGTAATGATAGCTCCAGATACCAAATTCTACGAGCCTGAGATCATTCCGCAAGCCATAACCAACGGAGAATATCAAAGCGGGTGGAAGTTTAGGGTAGATCTAGCAAGCTCCGATTGGGATGCCTATGCGCAATTAAGAACCTTCAAGAATGCCTACACCGGTGTACGAGCTGTAGCCGCTGGAGCTGGCGTGGGTACCAAAAACCTACAATGGTACGAGACGGTACAAATTGCTGAATTGCGCGTAGTACCGAAATCCAACCGAAGCGAAGGCGATAGCCATTTTATAGTTAGCCTTATTTTTGAAGGTGGCGAAAATGCAGCGATCTTCACCAACGTGAACCTATTGCACCAAGCAAATGTGAATGCGGTGACGGTTACTGGATTTGTGGATAGTGACACTAATGGTATTGCTAATGGGTTTACCAATCAAGCATCAGCAACGCTATCTTTTGCTGCGGGGGTACAAACTATTACTGGTGCAACTGGAGGAATGGGTATTAATAGTAATATTTCATTTCCAATTGGAATAGGGAAAATGAAATTTTCGGTAGAGCAAATAACTGGTCGCGCAAATAAAGCTTCACTAGTCCTAGTTTCTAAAAATTTTACTGATTCATCACTAGGGACAACTGAGGTTATTTTAGAAACAGTTTTTGTTGGAATTGCAAGTGGAAGTTTAAGCCTATCATCTACGAATTTTATTTTAAGTCTAAGTATACAATGTAGAAGCTCTGGTGGCACAGACACGTCTTTTGAAGTCACCAAACCCTGCCTACGAACCGATGGAAGTAGCAGTTATGTAGCAGGGTAATGCCATGCCGATAGACCGTATCAAATATGTTGGGTTCCAGTTTAACGAGGGCGAAATGACTATTTTTAAGGCGGGCGAGCTTAAGTATGAGTTTGTAGAGACCCTTAACAAGTGGAACCTAATTGATGGAACCTACGTGGTTGATAAGCGCTATAGACATATCAAATTCAAGATATTACTGCAGTATTTGGGGCAACAAAATACAACAGTAGCAGGGCTACCAACGACGCTTACGCAACAATTCGGGGATACTTTAGAAGCTCTAGAAACCACAGAGCTAAGCCTTAGTGCATTACTTACCTTTTTTGGAGTACCAGGCGAAGACATATGGTTTTATCCGCGATTAGTCGATCAGTTCGATGCGGTAGATACTACCTACTACCCTGTAGTGTGCGATCAGAAGAGCTTTTCGATAATGGACGCCAAAAAAAACGGGCGATTTCCGATGTACTTACCCATTACTTTTCAAACCATAACACCAGTAGCGACTTACCCTACTTGGATTAACCGCTAACTTAACCGGGCAACCTAATGAGCACAGAAGAACCAAAACGATACGAACTTTTTGATATTGATCGCCAAAATTTTATTACAAATTTTGTAATCCACAAAACCACCAAGCAACACATTCGTGCCGTATGTGCGGTACAGGCTCAAAATGTGAGTCTCAGCGATGCAAGTCGCGCCGTGTATGCTCGTGATGCTGGTTTTTTCTTGGGGGATGAGGATGCGGAAGTTCCTGATGTGTACGACAGCTACACCGCGCCTGCTGCACTTGCCGAAGCCTTATTCAAAGGATGCCCGAAATTACTTTCTGTGTCGGGCGCAACGATAGAAATAGTAGACGAAGAGCTATTCAACAGCCTAGACGAGGGAATGGTGATGGCGGGTTTTTTGGCTTTTCAACAGCAGCGCGGAAAGACACTGAGCACGCGGCTGAATTACTTGAGCTAATTGCTCAGTGGCCTACACCGCCAACGCCCGATAAGCCCGATCATAAGTTAGACGATTATCGGTGGGCAATTCGAGCTTGGAAACAAGATTATCTTAAAAATTTCGATACGATGGGAAAAATAGTACGACAATTGGCCCCAGGCAATCCCGACCTGCAGCACCGCTTAGAATGCGATTATACGCATACGCAAGTAGTACAGGCTTTTTGTGAAAAATTAATGTTCGCACACCATGGCTAAGACTGTTAAGTATTATATGGAAGTGGATGCCTCTGGCGCCGTAAAAAGTGCTGGAGAAGCTCAAAAAGGATTCCTAGATGTTGATAATGCCGCCGACCGTACAGGCGTTGCCACTATTGCCCTTGGCAATATTATGGCAAATGCCGCATCCATGATGGCGAATAGCCTTGCCAATGTCGTTTCCCAATCCCAAGAATTATTCTCTCGCCAAGAGCAAGCGGAACAAAAAGCAGCTGCCGTAATTAAGGCAACCGGAGGCGCCGCTGGCTTCGAGATTGAACAGCTGAAAGTGTACGCCTCTGAGCTACAATCCTACACTACCGTTGGGGATGAATCCATCTTAGAGAGCATGTCTACCTTGCTCACTTTTCGCCAAGTATCGGGCGATACCTTCAAGCAAGCTACGGAATTGGCATTGGATACCTCTATGATTTTCGGCAGCTTGGAATCGGCTACGTTGCAGATTGGTAAGGCATTGGAAGATCCTATTGAGGGAATGACCGCTTTGCGACGTGTTGGGGTAACGTTCAACGAGCTTCAAAAAGAACAGGTGAAAGACTTTCTCGCACAAAATAACTTAGCAGCTGCACAAGGCGTAATTCTTGATAATTTGCGTGGTCAATTAGGCGGTGTTGCCAGGGAACTTGCCCTAACCGATACCGGGAAGTGGGAGCAGTTCATGAACCGTATTGGGGATTCTCAAGAAGATTTAGGGGGATTGATACTGAGTCTAAAAGTAGGATTAATCCCAGTTTTTGAACGTTTGCTTTCCATTTCAGGCGCATTTGTTGGCAAATTGGAAGAATGGTTAGGTTTGGATCTTGCTTCGCAATTGAATGATGAACGCATTAAGATGAATGGTTTGGTGTTGAGCATCACCAGTCTTAATGAAGAAAATGAAGATCGACAGGCACTAATTAATGAGTTAGTGAAGACCTATCCTGAGTTTTTAGGCAAAATCAACCTAGAAAAAACCACCAATGAAGAGCTTAGAACGGCATTAGAAGAAGTCAATCAATTATACATAGATCGCGCAGCTATACAAATTGCGACCGCCTCGCAAGAGGAGGCCATTGTCGAAGCTGGACAGGCGTTGGTAGCTCAAAAAACCAAAGAAGGGCAAGCCTATCAGACGTTAACTCGCCTTAATGAACAATATGGGTTTGGCATAGATTTGACGACAGGAACGCTGCAAGAGAACTTAATAGCTACTCGCGAGGCGCTAACTGCCCGCGGTGAATGGGCAAATAGTGCAACATTAGGCAGAATTGCTACCAACGAAGAAGCTATGGCGGCGGAAAATTTATTAGGCGTACAGAATGATTTAGTAGTTGCGTATAATAAGGTAACCAAGGCTCAAAATCAGGTAGTTGAAGCGTCCGAATTTCGAAAAGTGATTGAAGATAGCCTGGTAAAATCAGGATCTGAAGCCATTAAGGTAGAAGGCGTTGTTGAGATCACCATTCCTGATGCTCCAGAACTTCCCGAAATTCCCACTCCTGAACCAGTAGATGTATTTATACCTGCAGGTGAAATAGTATTTGGTGACTTTGCTATGCCCCATTGGGATGAAATCCTCTTTATTCCAGACGGCACGATTGATACGCTGAATAAGAATTTGGCTAAGATCGATTTGATGCCTGATAGCACGCTACAGAACTTGCAGGATCAACTAAGTGTAGTGCAAGATCTGTACGTGAACTCGCAAAGTGATGCCGAAAGACAGCGGTTAGCAGTGGTTGAGGAAAGTATTCAGCTTCAAATTCAAGCCAAAACAGAAGGCGTTGATGTTGATCGTATTATCGCCGAAGAATACCTTGAAGAGCAAAAAGAGACGTTTAGCAATTTGTATAACACCGCTTCCGATTATGTGAATGTGTTCAGTCAAATTCGGCAACAAGAAGCAGAACGGCAAATTACGCGCATAGATAAGGAGACTCAAAAAAGAGTTAAAGCCATTGATGTGGAGCTCAAAAAAGAAAATTTAAGCGAAACAGAACGTGCGAAGCTTATTCAAGAGCGGCAACAAATTGAAGCATCTGCAGAAGAAAAAAAGGCGACCATAAAACGCGAAACGTTTGACAAAGAAAAACGTGCCAATACGGTAATGGCAATTGCCCAAACCGCACTTGCGATAATTAAAGCTTTGCCAAATATTCCATTAAGTATAGCAGTTGGAGCTTTAGGCGCACTTCAAACGGCGGTGGTTGCCTCCCAGCCCAATCCCTATTTAGAAGGTGGATTGATTGAAGAGCGAATGCCGAATGGGTTAAGCGCCCCAGGAATAAAGATGATTTCTATCAACGAAAATGGATCTCCTGAATACGTTGTGAATGCTGAGAGTACCAAAAAATTCCAGCCTATCTTAGACCTAATGAACTACAATCCGGGGCAAGCAGAGCAGCTTATTGCCGAATTAGGAGTGCAGCCATTTTTAAGCGGTGGATTGATTTCAGAATCATCAAATTCAGAAACCAAAGCAAAAACCGTAGCAGATTATTTACGTATCGAGCGTGAATTGATGGAGCTATTGAATCGCTCCGAAATCAGTAATTATAGCGAGAGTACGACTCTGAATGAGCAGATATTAAGCGGCACTCTAGATCGATTTAATGAGGTTGGAGGCTTAGCGCCTGTTCAACCTTCCATTAATGCCTTATCAGGTGCTAATTTTGATGTGCCAACATTGGAAACTAACACCATCACCGATGCCATAGCCGAGGCGATTGAGAATGGGTTAAGCAATTTTAAAGCGAATCTTAGGCTAGTTGCAGAAGGTAGAGAGCTTAATGTAGCCTCTGATAATGCACGCGAATTCGAAACTAAGCAAACTATTCCGTTCAATTAATGCCATTCTACACCACACATAGCGTAAATGTAAAAAATGCCAAGGGAAGCAATTCGGTATTTAAGTTGCAGCAGGATCTAGTTTCCGATCCTGGAACGCCTGCTAAGCTTTCAATTACCAAAGAGCCGAAAATAAAGTTCTCTTTCAGTAATGATCATGGTGAAGGTCTATTAAGCTATTGGGTAGAGTTGACGCTGCTTAATGGCTTTGGTGGTGACATTTTGGCTACTTTTTTAGCAAATGAACAATCAGATTTTAGGCTTCTGATCGAAATAAACAGTGTTGAGGTATTTAGAGGGATTCTTGATTCACAATGGAATGATAAGCCAGTTTCTGATGATACAAGCACTTATTTTGAACTTAATGCGGTATTTCATTCAGGCTTCGCTAATTCGGACAGTGTGAGTATTCAAAGTATTCTTACTGCTATCAATTCAAGCAGTAATACCTTGCATACGTATCAAACAAGCGATAATCTTGGTTCACTTCCATTTGCAGATTTATGGCATGAGTTTATTTTTCAAGAAATTTGCGGATATACTACCAACGACATATTAATAGCTCACGATTGGATTGCAAGCGGAGCACGAGCTGCGGTTAGCTGTCAACTTAGAGAACTGCAAATCAACCCTTATTTCTTGAATGAACTGGTATCGAGAGACGTTTGGTATAAGGCATTGTGTAGGTCTTTCAGCTTAGCCGTTGGATATAGTTGGTCGGTCGGCAAGCCTATTATACAGGATGTTAGAAAAGGCAATGCGGGTAATTATAGCGCTATTCCATTAACTAAGGTATCAAGTGGCTTAAGAACGCAAGGTTCTGCAGTTACAATCAGTGAACAGACTGTAATCAATTGGATCGATAATAATCCAAAAGCACCATATCGCCCACAATATGTTTCCGTGGCAGTAGTAGATAAGGATAATGTACTTAAGGTTGTCGCTTCAAATGATGATGCCAATGCAGTTGGGGAAGGAGTTTTGACTGTAGAAATCAAGTTTAATCCTGAAGTAGATGCAGAGACAACAGTTGGTGGGCAAAAGTATGGCATTAGTGTTTTGGGAATCGTGGATTATGAACCCGCAACCACATTTAAAGGTTGGAATTCTGACAATCCAACATCAGTAGAATCTCTTTTTCATGCGAACGCCTACGCTCAAGGCTCTTTTAGTCGGGCTTTACCAACCGATGAGAACGTTAATTTTAAGGGGGAACTCAATAACATCGTAGATCCAATGTTACCCGTTAAGTTAGGCGACTATCGCTATAGGATTTCGAAGGGTGAATTGTTTACTTTACAGATGAAAACCAAAGTGCAGGACGCGGTACTACTAAGCGACGACAGCACAAATCTAACCATCACATAATTCGCGGTTTTAGACTGTCAACAGAAAAAAGAATAAACTAATCATTTGTTGTAGTTTTGGGTTTGATTTTTTGCGGTTTGGTACAAAGAG